CGCCGGCGGCCGGTCCCGCGAGCGCGCCGCCGGCCATTTCGCCGATCGCGCCCATGGCTTTGCCTAAGACCGCCTGGGTGGCTTCCGCGGCTTTGGTCGCCGGTTCGACCATGACCTGATTCAATTTCGAGAATTCTTCACTGATGCCGACGATCAGATCGGGCACGTAGGAGCTGCCGACGACCTTGTCATACAGGTACTTGAAGCCGCCGACCACCTTATCGATCGGCGCCATGATCGAGCCGACCAGCGCCTGAAAGCGATCCACGAGCCAGGTTTTGATGCCGTTGTAGACGGCCGCGCAGAATTCGGTGATCTTGTCCCAGTTCTTGAAGGCGAGATACACGACGCCCACCGCCGCACCGACCGCCGCGAGCACCGGAATGATGCCCGAGAGCGTGCCGATGACGGTACCCACCGCCGCCGCGATGCCCCCGGCCCCGCCGAGCAGCGTCACCAGCGGTCCGACGGCCGCCACGACGGACCCGAATGCCAGGCCGATCGGTACCAGGACGGCCGTCAGGCCCCCCACGAGTCCGATCGCGCTCTGTAAGGGACCAGGCAAACTGAGGAACGCATCCAGCAGCGGCGTGAGCACGTTCGCGAGCGCCTGCCCGACCTTGCCTTTCATATCGTCGAATTTGTTGTTCAGGTTCGCGAGCTTGCCCGCCGTCGTTTCCATATCCGCTGCCGCCGCGCCGCCGAATTTGCTGTTGAACACCCCGATGATCTCCGCGGCGCCTTTGCCTTTCAGGTCCACATCGCCCAGGGCGCTCTTGAGCGCGCCGAGCTTCGTGCCGTCGCTTGCGATCACCTTCGCGATTTGCTGCGCCGCGTCGGGCAGCGCGATGCCGAGTTGCGCCGCCAAGTCCGCGGCGGCCTGAATCGCCGGTCCCATGAGTTCGGGGCCCACGTGCCCCATCGTGGTCAACACGTCCTGCGCGCCGAGCACGGCATCATCGGCAAAGCGCGTGGTGTCCTGGAACTGCGTCGCCATGCGCTCGTACGCGTCGATCGTGCCGTCAGCGGCGTGGCCGCTGTTCGTGAGGGCGGTCTGCAATCGATTGGTGGCGGTTTCTTCCTCGGCAAAGGCGCCGATGTACTCGGTGGCGAAGCCGGTGATTTTCTTCGTGAGATCCCCGATGGCCCGCCCGGCCATCTCGGCCTGGTGGTCGATCGCCATTCCCTCCGCGGCGGCTTTCACGTTGGCGAGCGAATCTTCGGCGCCCGCCGCGGCGGCGGTGAACTGGGAGAAGTCGGCGGTGAATTCGGCGGTGATGGCCATCTAGAGCCGGTCCCGCTGCCGCTCGAACTCGGCCTGCTCTTTCATCAATTCCTCGATCAGGACTTCGTACACGTCCGCGTCGAGCGCCTCCACCCATTCATAGCGCCAGCCGCAGCGCCGGGCGATGTTCAGGGTTCTCACGATGCGCTCTCGCTGGCGTGGCGTTTTTTTTCCTGGCGCATCGCGGCATCGTGCGCCGTGATGGCATTCATGATCTCGATCAGCGAGTCGAAATCCAGCAGCCGCAGCGCCGCTTCCTTCTCTGCGGGCGAGACCCCGTGAATGGGGATCACCGCCCCGTCCTGGTCCGTGAGGCTCCAGTCGAGCAGATACGCCGTCACGATCGCCATGCCGACTTTCGTCGCCGGGATTTTCTGGATCGCGCCAGGTTGCGTCAGGTCGTGATCCGGCCCCGCCCGTTCGAAGAGGTCCAGCGTTTCACCGGCGTTCAGCCGCTGTTTGACGATCAGGAAGTCGCCGTTCGACAGCGGGAGCCGCGCCGTGCTCGGCGTGACCAGGCGCGACGGCGCCAGTGTCGTCTCCATATCAGGCCTCCGGCGGGCCGAGCTGCGCCGCCAGTGTGGCGGTGCCGAGGGTGACGCTCAGCACCGGCCAGCAGAAGAACCCCCCGCGGCGCGGGGCCGTGAATTTCAACGCGCGCTGCCGCAGTTGAAAGGCGTCGGCCCGCTGGAGCTGCGCCTGGAGGGTCCAATGCCCCTGCGGGGTCCGCTGCACGGTCCAGGACGAGCAGACCGCGGCGGTGTGATAGCCCCACACCACCGTGGCCTCCTGGCCGCGCAGCGTCACATCGCCTTGGAACATGCGCGCGTTCCCGGCATCAGGCGTGCGTGCCGACGACCCACGCCGTGCCGTTCCAGTTCGCGCGCGTGCCGTCGCCCAGCTGGATGAACTGCCCCGTGGTCCAGTTCGTCGCCGGATTCGCGGTCACCGTCGAGAGCGCCGCAAAGTTTGGCGGCGGGGTCGCATTGGCCGGGGTGAAGGTGCCGTTGCCGGTACCGGGCCCCGCGCCCGTCGCGAGCACCTGCCCGGGGACGGTCCAGGCGCCGGCCGCCTTGAATTCGCCGCTGACTTTCGGGGCGTCGAGCGAACAGTCGATGTCGGCCCCCATGTACGCGGGCCCTTGCCAGAAGAACGCCGGTTCCGTCGTGTTCGGCATCAACTGGAGCGTGCCCGGCGTCGGCTGCATGGCGGCCTTGAAGAGCGCGAGCTCCGCGCTGTTCCAGAACCCTTCGAACGTCCCGCCGATGTCCATCAGGCCGGGGATGTAGACCTTGTTCGTATCCCCGAAGCAGGAGACATCCTCGTAGTCGGTCTTGAAGCTGCCCTTCCAGGCGTTGATCGAGATGATCTGCACGAGCGCCGTGCCGCCCGCCGGATCCCAACTGACTTTGCCGTACCGTCCGGTCTTGATACTCATTGGAGACTCCTTGCTGCAGGCGGTTCGAGATCCCCGGTCACGCGGGCGGCCCCGTGGGCATAGAGGCGATCGATCACCGCCGCGATCGCCGTGCGCCGATAGGCGGCCGTAATGGGGACAAAGGTCGGGCGCCCGATCATCGCGCCGCGATTCGCGCCGTGCTGATTCGTGCGGACCTTCGTCCCGTGCTCATAAATCCACCCGTGCGGCGCGCGCTGCACCAGATCGGCGCCGGCCTGGTTCGGGCCGCGCACGGGCACGATGGCGAGTCCGTTGCGCAGGTTGCCGGTGGCGCCCACGGGATACGCGGCGGCGACCTCCGCCTGGGCCGCCTGCAGGCTCTCGAGCAGGAGCGGATCCGCCTCGGCGGTCAGGTCAGGCGCGAGCGTGTGGAGCTCGTCCGTCAACGTGTCAAGGCCCGTCCAGGTGACGCCAAGTCGTTTGGCCATCAGTCAAAGACCTCACTGCAGGCCAAGACGAGCTCCGCATCGCGTTCTTCGCGATTGACGATCGAGACGACGTGATAGGTCCGAGCCTTGAAATGCACGCGCGTCGCCGTCGTGATGCCCGGGTGATAGCGGCCGAGCAACGTCGCCTGGCCGGCCGTCTCGCTGAGAAACGCACAGTACCAGTCGGCCGGATCCAACGGCGTATACGTGCCGGTCGCCCCGTCGGGCACGTCGAGCGTCACGAGATGCCGGAGGGCGCCGGTATTCATGCCAGGGTCGGATCGCGATAGGTGCCGAGCAGCACATCCACCGTTTCGATGGTCTTCTCGAGCTGCTTCGCGGACTCGTCGCCGCCCCGGCGTTCGTTGAAGGCGTCGAGCATCAGCTTGATCGCGTGGCGCACGACCCGCGGCACGGTGACTTCCGTCCACGTGGCATCGGCCGCCTCTTTCAGCCGGGCGATCACGAATTCCTGCGCGGCGTCGACGAGCTCGGCGATCTCGGCGTCATGCGTCGTATCCGTGATGCGCAGCTGCTGCTTCGCCGCGGTCAGCGAGAGCAACGGGGCCGTGATGACGACGCGCGAAAAGTCGAGCGGCATCACGTCATCGCCAGATCGCCGATGGTCGCGGCGACCTCTTCGTCGGTCGGGGTCGGGGTCGACGCCGGGCGCGCCGGCGGCGCCGGTGCGGGCGTGGCGAACGGATCGGCGGCATCGCGTTCGGCCAGCGCCGCCAGCGAGAACATCTGCTGCTGGAGGTACGGCGTCTCGCCCCCGGGCACCGGCCCAAGGCCGAAGTACTTGAAGCGCGCCTCATTCGGCGCCATCGCCCCGGCGCTAATCGCGTCGTGCGCGGCTTTGGTCTTCGTGGCGGTATCCATCCAGATCAGCGCATCGATGTCGAATTCCGTCCCGTAGGGCGCCGGGAGCTCGAGCCCCTCGTCGAGCGCGGCCTCGAGCGCGGTCATGTGCACCTGGAGACACTGCGAGTGGTACTGCAGCTGCGTCGCTTCGCTGTTCGCGTACGGCGGCTGCTTACTCGAATCGACGTAGGAAATCGGCACCCCGAAACAGCCAGCGATCGTCGCCATGATCCCGTCGACCTGTTCGCTCAACTGCGAATCGACCGCGGAGGTCCCGATCTCCTGGTACTTCATGCCGTAGCCGACAATCGCGGTCTTCCCCGGCCCGAGGCTGTGCCAGGTCTCGCTGAGGCGCGCGGCGGTCTGGGGATCGATGTCGGTGGGCGCGACCAGCAGGCCGCTCGGCCGCCCGCCCTTGGCGAAGAATTCGGTACTGCTGCCCTGGATCGTGTTCGCCTCGAGCGCCGCGGCCCCGCACGCATAGAGCGGCGAGAGCCCCACCAGCGGATGAAACGCGCAATTCCAGCGGTCGTGAATGATCTCGCGCCCCGGCACGCCGAGTTCGCCCTGCGGCACGCCGGCGAGATCGTGCGCCTGGAGCTGGTAATACACGCTGCCATCGGGCGCCACGAGGACCGTCACGCGCGTCGGATCGAGCACATAGAGCGCCGTCACCACGCCGCGCGCGTCGCGGTCTTTCAACACGTAGGTATTGCCATAGAGCAGTTTGGAAAACATCCACTGCTCGAGGAACTGCCCAATCGTTTGATAGCGGTTCGGCTTGCGCAGCACGGGCGAAAACGCCGGGCTCGTCGTCTCGGTCCAGATGCCGTCGTCGTCCAGGGCGACGAGCCGCGGCGGGTTCTTGCTGATGTCGCCGGCGATCAGCGAGACGCAGCGGAAGACCGTCGGGTTCGACAGCGCGGTGTCGACCTGGATCTCCTGATTCGTCTGCCACGCCCCCGTGAACGGCTCACGGACGGTGATCGGCAGCCAGGCACTACTCCCGACCGGCCGCGCCGTCCCGAAGCCGAGCCGCGATCGGATCGTGCTGAACAGCCCCACGACCCGCTCTTACTTCTTGACGCCGTTGTCCGTGGTCGACACGCCCGTCGGGGCCGGCCAGGCCGCGGCGGTCAGGTATTTCACGGCGTTCGCGTTCGCCTTGTTCCAGTTGATGAACCGCTCGGCGCGGAGGCCGACCGTGTTGGTCTGCCAGAGCGACACGTACACCGTGGTCGCGTCCGCGGGCGACATCGGCGCGCTGTCCATCTGCAGCGAGGCTTCCTGCGAGGCGTCGATCGTCACGCCACCGTCGTCGGCATACAGAATCAGCGACGGCTGCAGCGCAATCACGTTCCCGCCGGCGGCCTGGCTCGTGATGAACGTCAGGCCCTTGTAGGTGCCGCCGTTGATCGAGAGGCCGGGGTACTGCGGCGAGCCGTCGAGATTGCTGCGGAACGACAGTGATAGCGCGTTCGCCGCGGACATGATGAACGTGACGCCGTCGACCGCGATGTTGTTCGTCGCGAAATGGTTGATCAGACCCATGATGTCGGCCATCGGGTTCGTCGTCGCGGCGGCGGTCGGCGCGCCGTTGGTAATCGACGCGGGGTTCACGCCGGCCACGGCGGCGACGGCCGGATCGATGAACTGCGTGTCGAGGAACTGCGCAATCCCCGCGATCATGTCCGCGCGCACGAGCGCTTCGGCGCTCGGATTCGAGAGCTTGATCAGCTCCTGCGTCAGCACGATGATGCCGGCCGCTTTCGTGATGCTGAGCGACGTGGACGAGAAGGCCAGCTTCGTGACCGGCTTGGGTTTGGCTTCCCCCACCCACCCGTACGTGCCGCCGGCCGTCTGCGCCGGCACCTTCGTGTTGAAGGGCACGTTGCGCAGCCCGGGGATCTTGCCCAGGATTGTGGCCGGCCGCAGCAGTTCGATGAATTCGTTCGCGATGTTCTGATTCACGAGCGGGCCGGCCCAGGTCGCATCGGTGACCGTGCCGGGCGCAATTGCCGCTTTCAGGTACAGGGCCACTTCCGGGGTAGAGTCATCCCAGCGCTTCGCGTACTCGACCGCATCGCGGATGTTGCCGTTGCACACCAGCTTCGCGCAGGCGGCGCGCACGAAGGCGGTGCCGGGCGGCACGTTCGGCCGCACCGAGATCACCGGCAGCGAGGCGGTGCGCAGCGCCGGCGTCGGCGGCACGGCGGTCGCGGTGGTGATCTGCAGGCGCTCCATCTCGCGCCAGCGGGCCAGGTCGGCGTCGATGCTCTTGACTTGGACCGTCAGCCCGTCGTGCTCGTCCGCCGGTTCGGGCTCGAGCGTCGAGCCGTCGCCGGCGGCGGTTTCCATGATTTCGGTCATCCGCGCGGCCAGCGCCGCCCGCTTGTTTTCCAGGTTCTGGATGTGTTCGGCGGTGGTCTGCTTCATAGCGGAATTCTCCGTGCGCCGCGCGGGCGCGAGCGATTTGACGAGCAGGATGGTGGCGTTCGCGTTCGCGGGAATCGTGACGAGCGATAACTCGCAGATTTCGGTCTTGGTCAGCTTGCGGGCGCCGCTTTTCAAATACAGCACGCCGCCCTCGAGGATGCGGTGGCCGATCGAGACGCCGGTGATCACGCCGGCTTTGATGGAATGCCACGCCTCGTCGACGCGATCCTTGAATCGGCCGGGCTCGTCGAATTTCGGGATCGACGCCTCGAACGCGATGCCGTCAGCGGTCTTCGTCAGCGTGACGCGGCCGACCGGGAGTTTCTGATCGTGATGAAACAGCAGCGGCAGGGGATTCTTGAACGTGACGCCCGCCGGATCGAGGATCTCGCCCTGGCGATCGAGCTCCGGGGTCGACGCGATGCCGGAAAAGGTACGGCGCTCCGCGTCGAGCGACTTGATTTCGAGCAACGAATAGGCGCGTTCCACGGACGCGCCACCATATCTGGGGGCTTGACCTACTGTCGAGTTTTGTGTTGCGAAATGCCGTGCGCGAGCATCTGGCGAATCCATTCCGCCATCGTCAGGCGCTCTTCGGCGGCTTTTTTCTGTGAGGCATCGAACTGCTTCGACGGCAGGCGGACGGTGAGATGCACCGAGGGATCATCGGGATCGAGGCGCGGCCGGCCCGGCCGCTTCATCCAAACACCACCATCTCGTACGTCGGGCGCGGTGTCTGCGCGTTGCGGTCCATCAGGTCGACCGCCATGATCAACGCGACCACGCCGTCAATTTTCTCGGTCGACGCCGTTTTTGACGGCTTCAAATTCCCCTGCGGGTCGCTTTCCACCGCGACGTTGCTGATGTTCCACCGCAGGACCGGGTGGCCATCGTGGCGCAGGGTCTTGGCCAGGATCGCCTTCTCGAGGGACTTCGTGGGCGCGGAGAGCGAGCTGAAGCCCTGCCGCATCGGGACGCACACGATGCCGTCCTGTTTCTCGAGCCGGGACACGAGGTCGGTCGCGTTCCATGGGTCGTACGCCACCATCCGCACGTCGAAGTCGGTACACCAGGTTCGGAGCGCCTGCCGGATGCACTCGTAATCCACGGTCGCCCCGGGAATCGCCGTCAGGCACCCGTCGCGGACCCACTGATCGTACGGCACCTTGTCGCGTCGGGCCCGATCGGCGATGCGCTCGGCCGGCACGAAACACTGCGCCAGGACATCGAAGCCGCCACCGTCCTCATCGGGAAACACGGCGACGAGCGCGGTCAGATCCGCCGTCGAGCTCAGGTCCATGCCGACATAGCAGCGGCGCCGGGCCAACGCCTGGCGATCCCGCGGCACGCGGCAGGCGTCCCACGCCGGCATCGCAATCCAGCGCGCCGCTTGCTCGGTCCACTGGTTCAGGTACAGCCGGCGAAACGTGTTTTCCTGCGCGGGGATTTCCTTCGCGCGCGCGGCCAGAATCTGCATCTCCTCGAGGCTGCGAAAATCGCCGAGCGCCGGATTCGCCTTCCGCCACACCCGTTGATTCGTCCAGTCGGCGTCCTCCGGCGCTTCGTACAGAATCGGCAGGAACGTCGGATCGATCGCCGGGTGCTCCGCGACTTTTTTCGCGTGCGCGTAGAGCTCCCAGAGGATCGAATGGCGATCGAACCCGGCCGTCGAGATCACCAGCATCAGCGGCTGAGACCGCGCGCCCATCGAGGTCGAGAGCACGTCATACAGCCGCCGGTCGGGCGCCGCGTGCAGCTCGTCGTACACCACCAGCGAACTGTTGAACCCGTGCTTGCTGTACGCCTCGGCCGAAATCGCCCGGTAGAAACTGCCGCTCGTCCGGTGCACGATCCGCTTCTGGGAGTCGACGATGTAGCAGTCGTTGTAGAGCCCCGGATCGTTGCGGATCATCTGCGCGGCGACGCCGAACACCAATCCGGCCTGGTCCTTGTCGGCCGCCGCCGAGTACACCTCCGCGCCGGTCTCGCCATCCGCCAGCAGCCCGTACAGCGCAATCGCCGCCGCCAGCTCCGACTTCCCGTTCTTCCGCGGCAGCATCAGCAAGCACGTCCGGTACTGCCGGAGCCCATCCTTACGTTTCTTGAAGAGCTGCCGCAGAATCCGCACCTGCCAGGGGCGTAGGTTGAACGTCTGGCCGGCGAACGTGCCCTTGGTATGCGTCAGGCCGTTGATGAAGGCGATCGGGTCCCTGGCGGGCGCTGGCGGCCCCAAGGGGCCATCGTCGCGGAGGGTTATGCTCCGGTGCCACCCCCCTCGCCGGTCCAGTTTCTGGGGGTTCAGCGGGGGGCTACCCATAGGTCACACGCCAAAAGGCCGCACGTTGC